AATGTCAAGCTATTTTTTGCCAATATTATATTTGGTTATCAGTTCCCAGTCGCCCTTTTCTTTGAACGAGAGAACTTTAATCTGACTCAGCGGTGCTTGTTCAGCATGCTGCTCTTCAGACATAATTGTCATCAATCCCCAATCGGAAAGTAATTTCGCGATTGTATTTCTGCGTTCTAAATCACCTTCACCAAAGTCTGCTGCTTTTCCATCAAGCGCAAACAGTTCTTTGAAATGTGTGATGAAGTATCTACCTTGCTTGTGTAAAATATGACAAGACTGGTATAACACTTGTTCTTTTCTGGAAGCAACGCCAATGCGGGATAAGGTTTCTCTAATCTTTAGAAAGTCATCTGCATCTTTTAAAGTGATTTCTAGCGGTGCGTATCCAGGATATTCAATCTGGAAGAAATCTTCACTCATCATAAATCCTATTCTTTTTCTTTTTAAGAGTGTCTGGATTTATTTATAAATATTAGTATGTCAGCATCTCACCAATACTTCTATCCTTGCAAAGATCTTCTGTCTCCAGAAGAAAGAAAACAATTACAACATCTTGGTGGAGAAATTATAAAGGTGATAGACAAAGATGAATCTTTGTTCGAAAATTTAAGCGGTGTCAATAAAGATTCAATCACAGATTCTATTGATGCTGGGAAAAACCGAAAAATTCTATTATTCAACCACGGACAACATTTAAGTCGTGTTTGTAATTTGGGAGTACTAGATTCTCATATCACAGAAATGCAAGTACACATAGATTCAATCGACAAAATTGCAGAAAGGTATGGTGGGAGAGCGTGGAGATTTTGTATTTGCGCTGATGACAGCGTAGAAGGAAAAATACACAAAGATCCAAAATTTGATGGATTGATTGACGCAAACTGCAACATACCAATATCACCAGATTATGCTTTCTACAGACCAACATATTTTTACAAAGAAAAAGACCCAGAAACATTGGAGACAATTGCAAGATATGCTCGGTTCAGATCTCCAGCGTTGTTGAATATACAAAAATACCATAGTGTTGGTGGAGGAGATGGTGTTGTAGCAAAATCAGAATATAAAGCAGGAATTTATATGGGGAGAAGTTTTGCTCTTCAAATATTGTTTAACGAACCTTATTTAAAAGTAATTAAACAATTCCAGAAAAAAGGGTGGCTAACGACCACCCCTTTCTAGTTTCTTCTTGATAACTTCTAACTGCTGATCAGTCAAGATTCTCAACGCACCCTGAGCATGAGTGTCATTGTATCCATAATACTCTTTGACAACAGCTAGATCTTCTTCCTTGATTGGTTTCAACCATTTATTAAATCGCTTCTTCGGTCGAACAACGCCACGGAGGAAGTCGAACTGTGCCTTCTTATCAACATGAGGTCGGCTGTTCATTTCATTACAAGCAATCACCGTGTCAGCACCATAACTCAATGCCTTGTTGATGATGAACGCATTGTATTGTTTCTCAGACCAGTCGTCAACAATCATATCCGCTTTGGTGTGGTGGATGGCATTGACGAAATCAAATGGGCTGATTGCCTTTTTCTTTACTTTAAATTGTTCTTCGTCCAGCTGTACAACTGGATCTCCCATACCCTCAAGCATTTAGCACCTTGCCGTGTTTGAGTCCGATACGATTCAAGACTCTTGTTTCAATTGTGTCGCACTCATGGCGCATATGTGTTGTGAGCCATTGTTCGCTCAAAACTAAATCACCATCTTCCCATGCATGGTCGTAAATATACTTGGGTTGGAACAAAAAGTCAACCAAATCATCATGTATATCATCGCCAATTATTTCCTCAACAAAAAGGTGTGGATAGAATAATCCTTCGACACCTGCATCATTCTTCTGATAGACATTAAACGGAAGTCGAGATTTCTTGATGTATAATGGGAATCCAGGAGGAGTTAATGTGTTAATCTTCATCTCTCGGACAGACTGCTTCATATCCTCGGGCATATCTCTGAACGCCAAAGAAGTATTGTTCCAACTGGTGAGACTACCAGCACTGCCTGTAACTGCAAGTAATGAAACAATAGAGTTTCTAGTATGCTTCTCACATCCATCAGCATGCCAAACAAGTTCTGATTTATCTGGGAACATACCACGGTTTCCACGTTCGTTCTTTTGCCCTGTGATTCTAGCAACCCCGTCACCGCATGCAATATCACCTGCCATGGCTCGCTTTCTTTCGGAAGAGAAATATCTCTCGACCTTACCGAGATGACTACAAAAATCAACTTGTTCTTCAGGAGTCATAATTTGATCTTTGACCACAACAACCAAGTTCGTCAGGACAAACTTACCAATCATCCTAGCTTCTGCTGCTGTTAATTCTTGCAATCGAACATCGCTTACCTCAACAACCCAATCATCAATCAAATTTATTTTCATAATATATTCCTGTAATCGAATGCAATCCTGTGCAGTAATCTGTTTTCCATTCCAGCAAACTCATGTCTCTTATGCAGCGATAACCACTGCTCGCTGATTACAATGTCGCCATCTTTCCAGTGATGGTGGTATTGATAGAATGGGTCTAAACAAAATTCTTTTAACTCGTCAAAAAATGGATCATATTCCTCATTGAATATTTGCAAGAACGGGAAATATAATCCCTCAACGCCTGCATCATTCTTATGGTAAATATCGAATGGCGTTTCACCAACATGGTCGAAAAAATATTCGCTGTCACTCACTCGCCCCTTTTCATAACCACACCAGATCTTTTTTGTTTTTGCAGTTTCTTTCATATGCTCTGGTAGATCTTCCCAGACCTTCGCCATATTCAACCAGCTTGTAACAGAACCCTCAGAACCTTTAACAGCATACAACCAAATGAGTGGCCATCTTTTTTTATTTGAGGTTTGATTGGCATGCCAGTCTAATTCAGATACATGACCGAACAGTCCTTCTTTGCCATCTTCATCCTTCTCACCAGTAACCCGAAGAACATTTTCGTTAACAGCAATTGGTTTTGTATAATGTTTGATTCCTTCGTGTTCGTGATAATTCTCAATCTCACCAATCATCTTACAGAATCTGACTTGATCTTCTGGTGTCAGGTTTTTTTGGTCTTTAATTACGACAACTATATTTTCAAGTAATGCTTCACCGACTATTTCAGCCGTTGCTTCAGTAGCATTTTTTATATCAACTTCTAAGTTCAACATTCGCCATAATCTCCGTGAGGCAAGCAGTCAAATTAATTTCCTGGTCGGCAACAAAAGCTGCCTTGTATTGATAGTCTGCAATGAGAAGAACAAGTTGTGGAACTTGCGCTGCTTTGTCCAAGAGCGTATCGTAGATCTTACGATAAACACCTTGCGGGTCTGCGTCAACATTGTTGGCGACCCATTGGCGCATTTTCTTCCAGTCCTTGTCACGCAGACTATCAACCAGTGCTTTGGTATTTACTTCAGCGAGGTTAGAAAGGATTCCCTCGTCAATTTTACCAGACACACTGTAGCGTTGCAATTCATTGAGGACACGTCGATAATCAGGAAAATGTTTCATCAAAAGTTCAGCAAGGACTTTTTCAGAATACTCAACATTTTCTTGGTCGAGGATGCCAGCCATTCGCTTCATAAAGCGAGCCGCCATCTGTTGGCGATTGGTCTTATCGAGTTTAAAATCCACGACCGTGGTTCGACTGTGTAACGGATCGATAATCCTGTTCTTAAAGTTACAGGTAAATATGAACCGACAGTTTGATGAGAACTCCTCAATGAATGCACGCAAGGCAGGTTGTGTTGAATTAGGATTCAGATAATCTGCTTCGTCAAGAATAACCACTTTTGGCTTGCCCACAAAGGACATAGTACTGGCGAAGTCTTTGATCTTTGTCCGAAGAACATCAATCCCAGACTCTTCAGAGCCATTGATAATAATATAGTCACATCCTAATTCATTACACAACGCACGAGCGACCGTCGTCTTGCCCGTGCCAGCAGTACCACATAACAGCAAGTTCGAAATCTCTCCAGCTTCCACGAACTGTTGGAATGTATCCAAGAGAGAGGAGGGAAGAATACATTCCTCCAGTGTTTGTGGGCGGTATTTTTCAACCCAAAGAAATTCGTCTTGCTTCAT